CTTCAACAACACAATCTTTTTGATTAACTGTATTTACTAACTGTGGTATGTTCACCTTACGGAAAGGTCTACCAAACAAACCAAATGTAATTGCATCAAGAAGGGCGAACGACTTACCATGTCCGTTCCTTCCAGAAACTAAAACCGTGTTGTATTTATCTAACTGTATCTCTGTAAACACATTACCAAAAGAACCAAAGTTTTTAAATTTCACTTTTTTAAAGGTTAGCATACTATTCCCAATTACTTAGACCCTCCATGTAAAGATCTCGGATAATCTGCTTGATTTCTGATTTATCCTTAATCTCACCATCTGAGTCTATTTCATCATTAATTATTGTAAGCGTATCTTTTGCCATGTCAATATCAGATTCTTCTATTGTAAAATCGGACATGTCCTCGACAACAGTAATATCAACAACTTTATATTTGTACAGAGTGTCTAAGAATGCATCAAACAGTTTTCTTTTCGTCTTATTCTTAATGAGAACCTTTATATAGCAATCTTTATACTTTTTAAAATCAAGATTAACCAATGATTCTGGGTTCGTGTCATCATATTCTATATGAAAAAACTTTCTTCTTTTGTTTTCCACAAACTCAAGTTCACGGGTTTCTGTATCTAGAACATGAAATCCCTTTTTATCATGAAGGTCACTAAACGTTATCTGATACTGTGTACCAAGATAATACACATTATTTTTGGTGCTTTTGCTATGGAAATGTCCCGACAAGACTAGCTCAAATCTACGAAGAACATCATCAGACATTCCACCCTGATAATTTACTCCACGAAGAACTTCATATCCATATAGTTCAAAGTGACCACCCACAATGGGACATCTACAATTCTTTAGAAACTCCAGACACTCATCTTTAATTTCGGGAGATATCCATGGAACCAAACCAACACACAGACCGTCAAATTCTACTGCTGTTGGTTTCTCATACAGATGAAAGAAATCATTTCGATCAACAAACAATTCCTTAGAGGAATTCACATCATTTGTATTCTTATAAAATGTATCATGGTTACCCAAGATACAATGCATATGTAATTTGTTTTTCTCTAGACTGTCAAAAAACCTCGTCCGGACTTCGTGCAAAGTATTAAAATTTACATACTTTCGACGATCCATAAGATCACCCAGATGTATAATTTGATCTATATTATTTTCTTTGCAATAAGGAAAAAACTGCTCTTCAAAGAATTGCAAAAAGTAATCTAAGAATATAGAAGAATCATTTCGGGCCCCAAAATGGGTATCATTAATAATTGCTATTTTCATTGAAACGGTCCCGTAGAACCTCGCTTCTTCTTATTTTTATTTGTCAACCTAGTAACGTCATCTTCCGACAAACGAAAATGTTCTCGCAGAGTATCCTTGTCGTCATTCTTTTCAAAGTAATTTTGTTTTAACCAAGTTGAAACTGTGCCGTCATCATTCATTTCCATCAACTTAAACTTTATGTAACTTTGCTTTTTTTCTTTTTCTATACGACGCAAGAATGCATAGTATATTATTTGCGTAAAATAAGAAAATGGATTGACTGATTTTTCTGGATTAAAATTGTGAGCGTACATAATGCAATTTTCGATTGCATCACTTATCATTTCTTCCTTATATGGATACATAGCAAAATTAGGTTTCTGTGCAAGCCTCTCTGCTATTTTCATGAAACACTCACCAATATAATTTGTTACCGGAGGACGAGATTCGCCCTGATTCTCTGCTTCTGTAATTGCATCTTTCCATTCACACATCGCAGAAAAAAATTCTTTATTATCAATGTAATGATTACTTTTAGCCATAAACCCTTCTTTCAACTCAATTATATAAAAATAACAACTAAAATCAACTTCTTTCTTGACAAATTCCCATACCCCCTTATAATACCCCGTGTAGGGGATGAAAAGGATAATCTAAGTATACTTTAAGTACTTAATGGTACTCATCATCACTGGGATCGGGGTTCCAATCTGTCCACCGATTACCATAATCAGGATCTTTGAAATCATCACCAGTGTAAAGATGATCATTAACTTCCTCGTCATCCATGAAATCATCATCCTCATCTTCGATATCAAACAGACCACCATCCTCAAATAATTCCTTTGCTAAATCAGGTGGTAGAGCCATATTCATGAAGACAAAATCACCACTATCTTTGTCTTTTTGCAAATCATCCAAAAGAGACTGTAGGTAATCATTTTTGTGTGGGTTCATATTCTTGGGCTTCCATGTATCAGAGTCTTTCATTTTATCCATTTCTGCTTCCATATTATACATGTACATAACCTCTTTTGATGGGGTATGCCAAGATAGTATGAAATTTTCTGGAACATTTGTTGTTTCTGTGGTTGTACCACAAATCCACTTTCTAAGAAAAATAATTTCTTTCGTTCTTCCAAACATGTCACTCTGTGTAGAAGACTTGATTAGCATTGGTTTATCAAGAATTATTTTGTTGGTTTTTCTCCCGCTTATCTTAGCAATTATTTCTTCGCCGCTCTGGAGCTTTAATATTCTATATGATGAATTTCTATTTTCTTTGTTATACTTATGGTTCATAGATATCTCCTTATAGGGTTATCGGCACAATTTTATAATCAAATTTCTCATTATTATATATTTTAGTTCTTATATCCATGTGTCTCAACGAATAGTTTTTATGTGATTTATATGATAAATTATCTCCAATATCATATAGCTTTACCTTGTCTTTAATTTCTGAACGTCTCAGTCCGCGTCCTATAGATTGTAATACTCGTACCACAGATTTAGATGGTGAAGTAAATATAATATTGTTAATATTGCGAATATTAATACCAGTAGAGCAGGTTCCGTAGGAAGCAACAAGAATAGCATTCGTTTCATCATCGACAATTTTTCTAATTTCTTCTCTTTGTTCGACATCTGTTCCTCCATGAATAAAAAATATCTTCCTATCACTACAGACTTTTTGTATAAGCTCATAAAGTGGTTTACCATGCAACTCAACAAAATTAAATAGCAACAATGTATTGCCTTTTATGTTGTTGGTTAGATTAGCTATAAATTTATTTCTTTTTTCATTCTGCACTAACCATTTAATTTCATCAATATAAGCAGCGCGTTTTATTTGATCGATATCACTCTGTTCATATTTTAGCATGATACAATCTATTTGTAAATTAGATAATAGGTCTCTTTGCATCAGATCTTTTGTGGTTGTTACTTTGTAGACAGGACCAAAAAGTCCTTCTATAACTAGTTTGTGGACATTCACATTGTCAAGAGTTCCTGTTGTTGCAATGCGTATGTCCGTGTTCATCATTTTTGTCATTATCCCGGTGAGGGATTTTGATTTGTATTGATGTGCTTCATCACCAATAACAACTTTATATGAATTAAAGTAGTCTACTGGTAGTTTGTATATTGATTGCCAAGTAGATATTACAACACTTTTCTTTGATACCTTATCTTGACCAGAAAATATGACATGACAGTTTTTGTCCACATTCCAGTTGTTTCCCGAATAGTCACGGAAATCATTGTACATCTGTGAAACTAGACTGGTAGTAGGTACGATGATTAGTATTTTTTCGTCATCACCCAACTTATCAAGATAGTAACGAACCAGAGAATATATTATCAACGACTTTCCGCTTCCGGTTGGAGACAGCAGAAGGCATCGTTTCTTGTTGATTGAGTGATTTATAGCATCTATCTGGTAATCATGTGGTTCTATTTTTTTACCTCTAGACTCTATCTTCAGGGAATCAACAAATGATTTTGTATTCTCCAATGTGATATTATCATCATCATCCGAGTCATATTCTATTGTGTATTCTTTGTCTTTTGCAAATTTGACCAAATACTGTAAAAGACCCGCATAAATTTTCTTGGTGTATAAGTTGAATAATCTTATACGACCATCCCACTTGCGGTTTTTATATGCAGGTGTGTACTTGTGGTTTGGAACTTGGAATGTAAAAAATGTACTAAGTTCTTTCGATACGGAATCATCGCAATGAACTTTAATATTAACGGGATCAATTTTTTCAATAACCATGTCACTCATACATAATATTTATGCATTCTGAGTGAACTTGATCCAATCGAGAGCGGCGCGAATATTCCACTGCCTGTTAGAAACAATTTTTATTACATTCTCTAGATAGTTAACTATCTGCTCTTGATATTTTATTTTTGATTGTATTTTTACTATGTCTGGATCAGAATCAATGAATCTATCAATTTCTGTTTTTAGTATGACAAGATCAAATGGTTCCCAACCCCTATGTTCAAGATCTTCTTCAGACATTTTTCCGGTATAATATAACCACTTATCTCGCTTTTGAATTTTAAAATCAGAGACTAACTTTTGTAGTTTCAGTTTTTCATTTCCATGAAAAACGAGATATTTGTTATGTAGAACTGGAGTATTGAGGGATTCTTTGTCAAGTTCGGTTTCGTTAATTTCTAGATCACTTTTTACCATATCATATAACTCACTCAAATTCATCCTTCGACATCTCCTACACTATCTAATTCGCCTATTGAATATGAAGTAAAACCAAATGTGGCGGTTGCAACAACGGGTTCAGTGTCAACTGTCACAGTAGAAAACTGAATGCCACTAATTCCAATGGGAAACATTTTCTTAAATGTTATTGTTCTTGTTGCATTATACGATCCATTCATAATATTCAAAGTGCCATCTGAAAATTTATTTTCATACTCTGTAGTGTTGGTGGTACGATCTTCTGGTGTACTCATTTGTTGCATCCAGTTATACACCTGTAACCAGTTCTGCATCTTCTCATCTACAATGAAAGAGATTGAAAGATTTTCATATGTGTAGCGACCAATAGGGATAGTAAAGGGAACACCAAAATTAGGTGCAGGTAGGTCTTGTGGAATGATGCTCAGTGAAGGAAGATTTACCGCTTGGCACGAGTACGTTACCAAAGGAATCCTATCAATAACCAACTCAAAGAAATTTGTTGCCAAATAGTTGTTGGTTTCTGGTTGTATAATGTTGGGTTTTGGTAGCGTTTCGTCATTATCGCCAGCTAAGCCAGAAATTTCTGTCATGAGTTTCTCCTAATTTATGTATAAAAAAACACCGAGGGCCCGAAGGCCCTCGATGCTTATTTTTACTATACTAACGATTACCCAGCTACTACGAGGTGGGGTGGATGTTAGCGTTGTTACCGTGAAGGTTCTTGACTGCGAAGAGTCTGTAGTACATGTTAGTACCCTTCTCGGTAACCGAACCGTCACCAGCGGCAGTTGCGAATGGGTTAGCAACCATACCATATCGAGTCTTGAACCCGATCTTGGGTTGGAAGGTTTGCTGATCAACCGCACGAACCATCTGGAGGGGAACATATGGGCAGTAGAAGATACCTGCGTCATATGGACTTGTACCCTTGTAACCAACGGTAACGAAGTCCAGTGCAGCAGACGATACACTACCTACACCACCAGCACCAGCAGCAGAGTATGGATCAATGTAGACTCTCATCTTACCATTGAGGATACCTGCGAAGGTGTTACCAGTGTCATCAACAGCGAGCTGCTCGTTGATTGCTGGTGAGATGTTAAGGAAGCCACCCATTGCGAGAGCACTTGCAACATCTGCGGAGCAGACGATGAAGTTACCCTTACCACGGCGGGTTTCCTTAGCGATGGTGTTGGCTTCACGTTCGATCTGGAACATGAGTCCACGGAAGCGTTCTGCGCTCCAACGACCATCGGAGTCAGCGTTGAGGTCATAAAGACCACCTGCTGCTCCACCACCAGTGTTGTAAGAACCACCACTAGAACCAGCGAGGTCACCCTGCTGACAACCGAGCTTGGCAACATAGTAGATGTTGCGGATCAGTTCACGGTTGATTTCTGCAAGGATTTCGGTGCTAAGAATGTTAGCAAGTTCAGTCTCTGCATCAAGTCCGTGGACAGCCTTGAGGTCTTGTGCAAGTTCAGTGCTGTATTCAGCCTTGAGAGCACGAGATCTTGCTTCAACAGCAACGCGGTCGATGTTGAATGCCATTTGCTGGAACATGTTGGTTCCTGCACTGTCATCGCTATCATTAAGACCTTCAGCGTTACTGGTTAACATACCTCTGAAGGCATCACCGAAGAGTGCGGCTCCGCGGCTATCAGTAGCAGTAACACCTGCGGTAAAGTCTAGACCAGTTGGGTTAACGCCCTGCGTCCAACCACCTGCTGCTCCAGCGGAAGTATTACCTGCACCAGAGAACTTAGCCAAGGCTTCTTGGTAAAGTGCTTCTAGTTGCTTACCACCACCACCGAGGTTACCATTTGCACCATCCTTGTTGACACCAGAGTTGGCGCTTGCTTGCGAGTCGTAACGAGCACGCATTGCAAAGATGAGTCCAGTTGGTGCGCTCATGGGCTGAACACCAGCAATGTCGTATGCCATTAGGTTTGGCATTGAACGACGGACAAGACTAATAAGAACGGGGTCGTAACCAGCGAGCTTACCAGCAGTGCCAACTTGGGGGTCAAAGAACGTACCACCCATTGAGTTGGTGGGTGCCGCTTCCTGAATGTATTGCTCTCTAAGAGCTTTTTCTTGGTTCTCTAGAAGGACAGCGGTGACCTTCTTCTTGTATGAATCGTCAATATTTGGTAGTGCGTTATGCTCTAAGAGGGGATCCCACTTTTCGCATAAGGCATCATAGGGAGTACTGTCGTTAAAATCCATAAGTATTTTCCTTAATTTTTACTTAAATTCTATTTTGGTGTGAAATTACGTCAACATAGGCATCCATAGCGGTGCCTGTAGAAATTCTTTGATCTGTGGTTTCTTCTAATAGCTGCTGCGGAGGTAGTGCATTAGGAATTACATTGTTGGGGAAGTATGATTCCTTAATTTCATGTAATTTCTGACTAAAATCAGCAACATCATTATAAGAAATACCTTCTGCCAAAGAAGTAAGTCGTTCTCGATCTGTGTCAGCTAAATCTCGTGCGTGAAATTCTAGTAACTGTGACTTCTGATAACTATTGATTTCAGAATTCAGGGAAATGTTAGTTTGAATTTGTTCATTGAGATTGTTCTGTAAAGTTTCGTTTGCTTCGAATAGATCGTCGAGTACATCATACCGCTCATCAGGAACGCTTACATAATGTGCTTCAA